GAGTCTTTCCTGCCCTCCGGACGGGGCGCGTGGTTCATCACGCAGTCTGCCCTGAGCAACTTGATGACCATCCAGGACCCGAACGGCTCCTACGTCTGGCAGCCGAACGCCCGCGAGGGTATGCCGCAGACCATCTTCGGTTTCCCGGTGTTCTTCACGGAGAAGTTGCCGACTGTTGGCAATGCGGGTGATGTTTTGCTGGCTGACTGGTCATACTACCTGATCGGCGACCGCCAGGCGACCACCATCGAAAGTACGCAATATGACCAATGGCGCTATGATAAGACCTCCTGGCGTGTGGTTCACCGGGTGGACGGCCAACCCTGGCTTTCGACCCCGTTGACCCTGGTCGATGGAACCGTTCAAATTTCCCCATTCGTCATCCTGGGCGCGAAGAGCACTTAATCGATAACGAACTGGAAACAAGCAAATAACCGGGGGCGGGGCAACCTGCCCCCAAGGAGAAAATTATCATGAGTTACACGGAACGCTTTTCAGAGGTTCATTATCCATTGGTCGCCGTTGTGCCGGCTGTTTATGCGCCAGGCGCGGCTACTAACTCGACCTATGTATCTCTGGCTAACTACCATCGGGCGGTACTGGTCGTGCATTGTGGTACGATCACCGCGACCGGCACACTAGATATCCAGCTCCGCCAGGCTTCTACGTCTGCCGGGGCAGGCGTCAAGGGTATCCCGACCACGGCGGCGCAGTCCAAGGCAGCTACCCAGTTAACCGGCGCGGATGATGATTCTATCGTGATCATCGAGCTGCGCACGGAAGAGCTGGACATCGCCAATGGCTTCGAGCACGTCTGCATTACCTATGACGTTGATACCGACAACGTGACCTTCTCGGCTATCCTGTACGGTTGCGAGCCACGCTTCAAGCCAGTGGCGACAACCAACTGGGCTGAGATCGTTGACTAACTAACAATCCTCCTCCCTCCCTTTCTAAGACGGGCGGCAGAGTAATGAGCTGCCGCCCGTCGTAGGATAACGCCATGTGGGTGCAACTAAAATCGATACAATATCTCGAAGTCCAGGGAAAGCTTGTCACCTATCATCCTGGCGATTGGATCAATGTTGGCAAACAGATGGCTCAGTTATGGCTCTCTCGGGGTGAGGCAATTATTCCACAGAGAGAGGAATACAAACAATTAGGAATATCGCCCGGCTCGGGTATAGTTCTGATAACGGAAGAAGAGCCAGGAAAAGCCCATGAAGCCGCCAAGAAAATGTTGCTCCCTTATTCGGGTATTCAAGTCTTTGTTTCGATTGTACCTTTGTTGGCCTATGATCGGACAGTGATCATAAAATCGGGCGTAAAGTTTCGGGTTGATATGATCCCAGTTGGGTTGAGCCTGCTGGATAAATGGGAATTGGCGATCCCGATCTTGGACTATGACAATATTGCCTCTAAGGTTGGTAGCCAGGCCGAACGGGATAAGACGCGCGAATTACTACATGATGATCGCGTGCCACTTTATGATACGCGACTGATGTTCGCTAAACGATGCAAGAATACCACGACATTGTTTGAGCGTTGGCAAGAGGAAATGACCGGAGGAGCCGAAGAGCATCATGCCTTTTTGAGGAGCTTATATCGTACGCCGATGCTGGTGCTGGCTCTACCGGTGACGTGGACGAATCAGAATGTGCGCTGAGCGCGGGGTTTGCTACGTAGCCTACGGTGAGGCCGCCTGTAGAGAAGCCAGGTTATCAATACAATCCCTGCGACTATTCAATGACTTGCCAGTAACAGTGATCGGGGAGCCCGTCACGGGGGCGGAGCATATCGAATTCAAGCAGGTGGACCCCGGGGGGAGATGGGCTAAATTAAACGTGAACTTATTGACGCCTTATAAACTGACCGCTTATATCGATGCTGATGCCTGGCCGATGGCGGATATCTCGGCTGGATTTGAGATTGTCGCCGATGGTTGGGATATGGCAATGACGGCTAGTACTAACCAGGGACGTGATTTATTCTGGCATATTGAGGAGAAGGAGCGCGCCATAACTCTAGCTGAATTAAGTTATGATGTATTAGGATTACAGGCAGGCGTGATATTTATTGGTAAAAGCCAGAATACAGCGCGGCTCTTTGCGGCCTGGAGATGCGAATGGTTACGTTGGAAAGACCAGGATCAGGCGGCTTTGATGCGCGCTTTAGCTACCGTTCCGGCTCGGGTGTGGATGCTGGGAAAGAGCTGGAATGGCGGGAGCGTTATTTCACATAGATGGGGAGCGTTGAGGAAACATGAAAGTCCATCTGGTCTATAATGATCCGAACGGCGAGCGCATCCTGGAGCGTCTGGCGCGCATCCTGGTCGATGGCACAGACTGGACGTTATCAGAGCGCCCGCGTGAGGACGTTGATCTAAATTACTCGATTTGTTACATCGATTTCGCCCAACGCTTCACAGATTGGCGCAGACGAAAATGGGCGGCCTATTTCTCGCACTTCGAGCCAGATACGCCATACAAGCGTTTCTGGTGGGAGACTGCTGAGCCGTTGATCAATATCAAAACTGTTACGGCCAGCCAATATGGGGAGATCCTGAAAGGCAATATCGTCAAAGTCACCCCGCCTATCGATAAGCGTTTCGAGATCCGCGAGAAGAAAGCTAATCCGCGCCCATTGATCGGCGTCTCTGGTTTCGTCGATCGCCATACCGGACGCAAAGGTGAGCGCATGGTGGCACAGCTGGCCGGAGACTTGGGAAAGAGAGCCGAGATCGTAGCCAGCGGCGAGGGCTGGCCGGCGCGGGCAATAAATCGTAGTCTGGATGGATTGCCTGCCTTTTTCAATAGTTTGGATTTATTCCTATGCTCATCGTTGATCGAGGGTATCCCGATGCCTCCACTGGAAGCCTTGGCGTGTGGCGTTCCAGTTGTTATTCCGCAGGGCGTGGGGATGCTTGACGAATTACCAGAGATGCCGGGGATATATCGTTTCCCGAAAGGCGATTATGAGGCAATGCAGGCGGCGGTCACGATTGGATTGGAGCAAGCCAAGGCGGTTGATCGGGAAGTCCTGCGCGCGGCTGTGTCACATTACACGCCCGCCAATTGGGTTGAGAGCCACGTCAGGGGCTTTGAAGTAGCGTTGGGGGCGACTATAACTCCGGGTGAGAAGAAAGCCAAGTTCAAGAATGTTGCCGCAACATCTTCAGGGAACGGGGCCTCTGGTGATGGCGTGGAGAGCGATCGTCATGGGCAGCGTGGCGTGTATTTCGTGGCTTATGGCAAACCTGCGCGGGATTGCGCTACGGGAGCCATCGACAGCTTCAAACGATTCCTGCCTGATATTCCCGTCGCTCTGGTATCGGATACTGCTCTGGGGCCTGAGGATATATTCATTGAGCATCCAGACGAGGATATCGGCGGGCGGGCAGTCAAAGTGCAGATTTATAACCTGGCCCCGCGCGATTGGCAGTATGTCGCTTATCTGGACGCGGATATCGAAATCATTGCCGGCAATGATCTGATCTGGCATATCTTGGAGGATGGCTGGGATATGGTGATTTGCAAGAACCCAGGCCGCTTCCATGTAGCGCGGGAGATGAAACGCTCCGATAATCACGATGAATGCGAGCTGACCTTCCGACAGTTGGGGACAGATGAACTTATTCAGCTCAATGGGGGCGTGTTCGCTTTTCAACGCAACGAGCGCACCCAGGCATTTTTCAATACATGGTATTCGGAATGGCAACGCTTTGGTAAGCGCGACCAGGCGGCTTTATTGCGTGCTTTGTTTCTGCACCCGTTGAAATTGTGGGTATTGGGAAACGAATGGAACACGATTGTACGCTATGATAACCCGGAACGGGCAGTCTGGCTCCGACATTATCCAATGACCGCGCGCAGGTGGCGCGGGATTGTAGATCATCCGCTTTCATCGCCCGAGGCATGGGAAGCAGTGAAGAAGTTTGAAGGACAAGGGAAATGAATAAAGAACGTCGAGTAATGCTGGCGTGTGGCGGTTGGCATACGATCCAACTCGTTAGCAACAGACATTCGTACCCTCGACGTGAGAACATTATACCATGAAACCTTTACGCGTCGCCCTATTCGTCAAAGGCACTCCCTCAGGTTTCGAGCGCGAGATGCGCAATATGGGCTGGTGGAGCTATCCCGTCCCCGAATTCACTTGGCAGCACTTCAATCTGGCGGGCGGTAGGAATGAGGCACGCAGCAGGTTTCAAAATTATGACCTGATCTTCCTAGAAGACCTGAGCGGCAACGCCGGGATACTAACCGGAAATGGCGGGCCTCCTGTAACTTATCTATCGATTGATAGTACATTATCAGAGAAGGCATATCAGGATCGATTGGACAAAGCACGCATGGCTGATTTGATATTAGTTGACCATGACCAACCCTCCCGTTTTCGGATAAACGGAAGGCGCGCTAAACGATTGGATTATTGTATCAATGATCATGTGTTCAAACCATTGGAAAAGACACTGGACATGTCATTCCATTGCGGATCAGGTTCCAGCCGGGGCCAGCCCGGAGGGACGGAGCGGGTTGAATTACGGCAGTATTTACATGAAATTCATATCGGGCATGGCTATTCTTTCCGCTCAGGCGCAATGGGACTGCCGGAATACGCCGAGAGCATGGGACACTCTAAGGTGATCATCAACTGGCCGCGTGTTCCTGGCAATCGTTCCCATCGGGTGCTAGATGCGATGGCCTGCCGAGCCTGTTTGGTGACCGGAACGATACCGAATATTCCAGAAGATAAACTTGAGCGGGATATGCATTACATTGCGTTTGATAAAAAAGAGGAATTGCCCTATCTGTTGGAATCGCTATTCGCCGAGGACAGATGGCAAGAGATCGCCGATAATGGCTATAAATTGGTGATGGAAAATCATACCTGGGCGAATAGCGATTCCAACAGATAGG